TCAAAATAATGCAAAAAGCCAGATTGACTATCAGGATATGCTAATATGGCAACAAGAGGTGCAAAGCCGAAGCCTGCTCACCTCCGTGTTGTGGATGGCACACATCGTCCGACGCGACACGGTGACGAGAGTGAGGCAAAAAAGATGGCCGACGCTGCAGCGCAGACGTTTGGCAAACCGGTGAGACCAAGGCAGTTCAAAGGCGAGGCGCTGGCAGCCTGGAAGAAATACATTGCGCCCGCTGGCTGGCTTGATGCATCGCGCGAGCCGGCAGCGATCGCGTTCTGCGAGTTGTGGCAGGAGTTCCGGTTCGCGCCCACCAGTTTCCCGGCATCGAAACACGGGCAGCTGCGCGCATACATGAGCGAACTCGGACTTACGGACGAGCGCAACCGAAGCGAAATAGACGAACCGACTGATGAGTTCTTCGACTGACCGAGCGACCTCCTATGCGGAGGCGGTAGTCGCGGGGGAGATCGTAGCCGGACCCCATGTTCGGAATGCCTGTCGGCGCCACCTGGACGACCTGAAGCGGGACGATGTCAGATATGACGCCGAGGCTGCTGCGCGTGTGCTCAGGTTCTTCGAGACCAAGCTTCGGCTGAGCGAGGGGCAGTTCGAGGATAGACCGTTCCAGGCGGCGCCCTCGCAGGCGTTCATCATTGGCTCAATCTTCGGGTGGAAGAAACTGGACGGCACCCGCCGATTCCGTCGGGCCTACATTGAGCAGGGCAAGGGAAACGGCAAGTCGCCGCTTGCCGGAGGCATCGGGCTCTATGGCATGACGGCAGACGGCGAGTCCGGCGCGGAAGTCTACTCGGCAGGCGCTACCAAGGAACAGGCTGCGGTGCTGTTCCGTGACGCGGTGAAGATGGTCAGAAAATCGCCCGATTTGAACCGGGTGGTGCGGGCCAGCGGCGGTGAGGGCAGGGTGTATAATCTCGCCTACCTGAAGCGGTCGTCGTTCTTCCGGCCCGTGTCGAGAGAGACCAAGAAAACCGGCTCGGGCCCGAGGCCGCACTTTGCACTCGTGGACGAGCTGCACGAGCATGCCGACGCCGGGATCCTGAACATCCTCGAGCGTGGCTTCAAGTTCCGCAGGCAGCCGCTGGTGCTCATGATCACCAACAGCGGCAGCGACCGGACCAGCGTGTGCTGGGCCGAGCATGAACAGGCTATCAAAGTGGCCGCGGGCAACCGCGACGCCAAGGACGGCGATGCCCACTATCTGGGAGAGGTTCTGAGTATCGAGGCTGACTCGACGTTCAGTTACGTATGTGCGCTGGACCCTGGCGACGATCCGCTCGAGGATCCGGGGTGCTGGATCAAGGCGAATCCGTTGCTCGGTGTGACGATCACCGAGGAATACCTAGCCGGTGTTGTGGCACAGGCGAAGGACTTGCCTCAGCGCCTCAATGACATTCTGCGCCTTCACTTCTGCGTGTGGACGGAGGCGTCAACGGCCTGGATGACCCGCGCCGCCCTTGAGCCGGTGATCGCCGACTTCGACCCAGTCGACCATCACGGCACCAAGGCGTGGCTTGGGTGTGACCTGTCGCAGAGCAAGGACATCACCGCCATCGGCTATATCGTCCGCACTGGTGAGGTGCAGGACGGACCCCACATGGGGAAGCCGACATTTGATGGCTGGGTGGAAGCATGGACACCTGGTGATACTGCTCGATCGCGTTCGCTGCGCGATCGTGTACCATATCTGGACTGGATCGCCGCCGGCCATCTCAATGGTCCCGCGGGGAGCAGCATCGACTTTCGGCAGGTGGCGCAGTCGCTTGCTGAGGCGACGCACGAATTCGACGTTCAATGCGTGGCTTATGACCGATACGCATTCCGACGCGGTCTCGAGCCAGAGTGCAAGGAGCTGGGCGTCGACGTCGAGTTTGTCGAGCATCCGCAGGGTGGTGTCAAAAAGGGCAAGCCGAATGAGGCGATGATCACCGCCGCAAAGGATGCAAATCGTGAACCCGAGGGGCTCTGGATGCCGATGAGCATCCGCCAGCTTGAGGATCTGATTTCTGAAAAGCGAATAAGAATCAAAGGAAACCCGGTGTTGATTTCAGCGATGATGAGCGCCGTCACTGAAAACGACCGGTGGGGGAATTACTGGCTGTCGAAGGACAAGGCGTCGCAGAAGATAGACGCCGCAATTGCTCTCGCCATGGCCGTCGGTGCCGCCCATGCATATGAATCGACGGCAGGTAAGTCCGTCTACGAATCCCGAGGAGCGCTGGTCCTTTGATGGCATGGTTCACGCGCATATTCGGCGATCGCCGACAAGCTCCGAGGGCGGCATCACAGCCCTCTTCAGGCGGCGTCATGATCACGTCGCCCGAGCAGCTCGAGGACGTCCTGAGAGGCAGCCTGTCTATGAGCGGTGCCAGTGTTACCGCCGAGACGGCGATGCGGGTGGCGACGGTCTTTGCCTGCGTTCGGCTGCGGTCGGGGCCAGTGGCGAACCTGCCGCTCATGATCAAGCGGCGCGTCGATGAGCGGGTTCGGGAAGATGCATCTGACTCACCGGTCGGCGTACTTCTCAGGCGCCGACCGAATGGCTGGCAGACACCATCGCAGTTCCGCCGCATGATGCAGGCGCACGTCCTGCTGCGCGGCAACGCTTATGCGCTGAAGGTATCCTCTCGCGGCGAGGTCCGGGCCCTGATCCCGATGAACCCCGACAGGGTGGAGGTCAAGCAGGACGGCACCGGGCGCCTCGTCTACACCTACACGACGCCTGGCGGAACGGCGACGGTCCTCGGGCAGGAGGAAGTGTTCCACCTCGTCGGCATGTCCCTCGACGGGATCCGCGGGATTTCACCCATCGCCTATGCCCGCGAGACGATCGGGCTGGCGATCTCGATGCAGAATGACGGCGCCCGCGTATTCCGCAACGGCGCCAGGGTGAGCCTGGTTCTCGAGCACCCCGGAAAGATTGGTCCTGATGGCAGGGAGAATCTCAAGGCCAGCCTGGATATGTACCGTTCCGGCGGCGAGGCCGAGGGTCGCGCACTGATCCTTGAGGAGGGAATGAAGGTCGGCAACCTCGCGATGACCGCTGAGGATGCCCAATGGATCGAGAGCCGCAATTTCACCCGCACGGACATTGCGATGTTCTACGGCGTACCGCCGCACATGCTCGGCGACACCGATAAATCGACCTCTTGGGGGACGGGAATCGAGCAGCAGACGCAGGGTTTCGTGACCTTCTGCCTCGAGGATGACCTCACGATGTGGGAAGAAACGATCAACCGCGACCTCATTCCAGCGGCCTCTCCAGACATCTACGCCAAGTTCAATCGCGCCGCTCTGGTGAAGGGCGACATCAAAACGCGGTGGGAAGCATACGTGAAGGCGCTTCAGTGGGGCGTCTACAGCCCGAACGAGGTGCGCGCCTTGGACGACATGAACCCGCGGGAAGACGGCGACATCTATTATCCGCCCCCGAACACCGCGGGAAACGCACAGCAGGACACGACCAATGACCCTTCGCAAGCTCCCTGAGATCAAGGCGTTCGATCGGCACGAAGGCATCGAGAGCATGCCGAGCCCCGATGTGCTTTCCAAGTGGGATCTCGGTATCCGCGCCGCGGAGGGAACCACCGACACCTCGATCTCGATCTATGACGTCATCGGCGCCGATCCCTGGACCGGTAACGGAACGACGGTCAAGAGGATCTCGGGGGCCCTTCGCGCCATCGGCAACAAGGACGTCGTGGTGAACATCAATTCGCCAGGCGGCGACCTCTTCGAAGGCATCGCGATCTACAACGTCCTGCGCGCCCATGAGGCGAAGGTGACTGTCCGAGTGATGGCGCTGGCGGCATCCGCCGCCTCCGTCATCGCGATGGCGGGCGATGAGGTACAAATTGCGCGCACCGGTTTCTTCATGGTGCACAACGCCTGGGTGATGGCGATGGGAAACCGGCACGACCTCAAGGAAGTGGCCGATTGGCTTGAGCCCTTTGACCAGGCGATGGCCGACCTCTACGCGGCCCGTACCGGCATGAGCGTCAAGGAGGCCGCGAAGCTCATGGACAAGGAGACCTGGATTGGCGGTGCCGAGGCGGTCGATCTTGGATTCGCCGACAATTTCGTTCCGGCCGACCAGGTGTCGGAAGATGCAGCCGCTCGGGCAGCGAGCAAGGATATGCTTGCCGTGAGGCGCGTTGATGCGCTCCTCGCCAGGCAAGGAGTTTCTCGCAGTGAGCGCCGTAGCCTCATCGCGAGTTTGAAGATCGGTACGCACGACGCTGCCGGGCACGCCACGCAGGACGCTGGCGATCTGACGGCCGCTGACTTTCAGCGGTTGATTGCAACCCTCAGCTCATAGGAAAGAGCCATGAATATGAACAAAATCCCGCGTGCCATCGTGGGTTATGGGGGCGTGCGCGCTGAAGCGTCCGACCCGAAGGCGGTGCTTGAGCAGCTGAACAAGGCGTTCGCCGAGTTCAAGGCCGAGCATGACGCCGAACTGAAGGCGCTCCGCAAGGACGTCGTGCAGTCCGAGAAGGTGGACCGCATCAATGCGGACATCTCCAAGCTGCAGGCCGCGATGGACGAGACCAATGCCCGCCTGGCTGCGGCTCGGCTCGGCGCCGGCTCCGACGACAAGCCGCTTGCAGCCGAGAAGAAGGCATATGCCTCGGCCTTCGATCGGTTCTTCCGCAAGGGCGTCGACGCCGGTCTGGACGACCTGGCTGTCAAGGCATCGCTCAAGACTGACAGCGATCCCGATGGCGGCTGGACTGTCCCCGATCAGATGGAGAGCACCATCGATCGCGTTCTCGGCACTGTGTCCGCGATGCGCTCGATCTCCCGCGTCGTCTCGATCTCCAGCCGCACCTACAAGAAGCTGGTGAACCAGGCTGGCACCGGCACCGGATGGGTCGGTGAGCGCGAGTCGCGCACCGAGACCAATACCCCGACGCTGGCGCAGCTCGACTTCCCGGCAATGGAACTGTACGCGGCCCCGGCTGCCACCCAGACGCTTCTGGATGACTCCTCGGTCGATATCGCTTCCTGGTTGGCTGACGAAGTCTCGATCGCCTTCGCCGAGGCGGAAGGAGCTGCCTTCGTCACGGGCGACGGCGTCAACAAGCCGCGCGGCCTGCTCTCCTACGACACGGTCGCGAATGCGTCCTATGCGTGGGGCAAGCTTGGCTATGCGGTTTCCGGTGTGGCTGCGGCCCTGTCGGACTCGTCCAACAACGGCATCGACGGCCTTCTGGCAACCCTCTACGGGCTGCGCCAGGGCTACCGGACGAACGCCCGCTGGCTGATGAACCGGTCCACGCAGGAGGCCATCCGCAAGCTGAAGACGGCAACGGAGAAGATTTATCTCTGGCAGCCGCCGGTTCAGCTGGGCCAGCCGGCCAGCCTGCTCGGCTACCCGATCACCGATGACGACAACATGCAGGACATCGGCGCCGGCAAGTATCCGGTGGCGTTCGGTGACTTCCAGCGTGGCTACCTCATCGTGGATCGGATCGGCATCCGCGTCCTTCGCGATCCCTTCACCAACAAGCCCTTCGTGATCTTCTACACCACGAAGCGCGTGGGCGGTGGTGTCCAGAACTTCGAGGCCATCAAGCTCCTCAAGATCGGCACCTCGTAAGCCTTGTGGACGGCGGCCCGCCCGCCGTCTGCCTTTCACCTTCAACTCCTCTGAAAGAGAAAACCCATGCGTGACATGCACAGCAACATCAAGGTGATCCACGCGATCACCCCGCAGGCGGTCGGCACGTCCGGCATCGCTGGCGGAAAGCTCTCGGGTGTCCTGGACCGCCGCGGCTTTGAATCGGCCGAGTTCGTGTTCAGCTACGGCACCACTGCCTCAGCTGCCGACACGATCGTCCCGGTGATCTACGAGTGCTCGACCAGCAACGGTAGCTTCACCTCGGTGGCCGACGCGGATCTGCTTCCGTCGACCAACGCAGAGGCGGCGATCACCCTCTCCGCAGCCGGTTCGTCCAAGATCGGTTACAAGGGCAGCAAGCGGTATCTCAAGATTCGCCTTTACGGCACCGGACATGCCACCGGCATCGTTTCTGCTGCCCTGGTTCTGGGTGCGCCGAACATGGCGCCGACCACCTGATGGCGGAAGACGCCACCTCAATCGACGCACCGGGCGGTTCGGCTGCCCGGTGCGAACACGTCTCTATCGTCGGCCTCGGGCCCTCGATCAACGCCTTCGTCGAACTGACGAAACGCCTGGGCGGCCGGCGCGCATACTGCGACGAGGTCTGGGGCATCAACTGCGTGGGCGACGTCCTGGCCTGCGACCGGGTCTTCCACATGGACGACCTCAAGGTGCAGGAGGCTCGAGCCGCGGCGCGGCCGGGGTCCAATATCGCGGCGATGGTGAAGTGGCTCAGGACCTATCCGGGCCCGGTCTACACCTCGCGGATCCGCGATGGCTACCCGGGCCTGATCGAGTTCCCGCTCGAGGCCATCCTCAACGGCGGATATGACAGCAACGGCGGGGCGCCTTATTTCAACAGCACGGCGGCCTATGCCGTGGCCTACGCCATCCACATCGGCGTGAAGAAAATCAGCCTGTTCGGCATCGACTACACGCTGCCGAACGTGCACAGCGCCGAGCGGGGCAGGGCCTGCGTCGAGTTCTGGCTGGGAATCGCAGCTGCGCGCGGCGTCGAGATTGCGCTCCCGGAGCAGACAACGCTCCTCGATGCCTGCGCGCCCGAGGCCGAGCGGCTCTATGGTTACGACTGCGTCGACGTTCTCCTCCGGGACAAGCCCGACGGCAAGGTCGTGGTGGTGTTCCAGGAGAAGGACGCGGCGCCGAGTGCTGCCGAGATCGAGGCCAGGTACGACCACCACAAGCACCCGAACAGGCTGATGCAGGAATAGACATGACACTGGCACCTGTTCGCACCGTCGCACCCGCGGCCGACCTGGTCTCGCTCGCCGAGGCCAAGGCGCAGTGCCGCGTTGATGACAGCGACAGCGATGTCCTGATCGCTGCCCTTATCAAGGCGGCGACCGACTACCTCGACGGCTTTTCCGGCGTCCTCGGCCGCGCCCTGATCACGCAGACATGGGCGGTCGACTTCGGCGGCTTCTCGGATCTGATGCGCCTGCCGGTGGGCAACCTGCTCGCCGTGTCCTCGATCACCTACTACGACAGCGCGAACGTCCAGCAGACGCTTGCAAGCTCCGTCTGGACCACGTTCACCGATGCTCGCGGGCCCTATGTCATGCTCAAGCCGGGCGAGTCCTGGCCGGCGGCATATGACCGCCCGGATGCGGTCCGCGTGACATGGACGGCGGGCTACGGCGCCACGTCGGCCAGCGTGCCCGCGGCGATCAAGCAAGCGGCTCTGCTCCTCGTCGGTCACTGGTACGACAACAGGGCGGCCGTGAACGTCGGTTCCAGTGTCGCCGAAGTGCCTTTCGCCGTCGATGCGCTGATCGCCCCTTTCATCAGGAACCGGATCTAGGAGAACTCTCATGACAGACCTCAGCATCACCGCGGCCAATGTCCTCCCCGGGACCGGTGCCGAGACCGAGAACGGCACCCTCGGCGTTGCCGTAACCGCCGGCCAGGTGCTCTACAAGAAAGCTAGCGATGGCCTGTGGTACTTGGCCGACAACAATGCGGGCACCGCGGAGGTCCGCACGGCGGTCGGCATCGCCCTCAACGGCGGCGGAATCGGCCAGCCGGTGCGTGTCTTGCGATCGGGTCCGTGTACGATCGGCGCCACGCTGACGGCGGGCGTGGCCTACTATCTGAGCGACACGGCCGGCGGCATCTGCCCGGTCGCGGATCTCAGCACGGGCGAGTATCCCTGCCTGGTCGGCATCGCCACGAGCACCACGGTGCTCGACGTCAAGTTCCAGTACAGCGGCGTCCAGCTCTAAGCGATGGACGCTGGCCGCCTCGATCGCCGGATCACGCTCAAGCGCGCGACCTCGACGGCGAATGCCTTCAACGAGCCCGTCGTCACCTGGACGACGCTGGCGACCGTGTGGGCGTCCGTCGTGCCGGTGAACGATGGCGAGCGCCTGCGGGCGGGCGAGACGCTGGCATCGAAGCAGAGCCGGTTCACCGTCCGCTATTCCTCGACCGTGGCGAGCGTGGATCCCCGGGACCGGATCACCTTCGATGGCCGAGACTATGATCTGAACGGGGTGAAAGAGGTCGGAAGGCGGGAATATCTGGAGATCACCGCAACGGCGAGGGCCGAGACGCCATGAGTTTCACTGTATCGGTTAGCGGCCTGCGGGAACTCGACCAGGCGCTGTCGGAATTGCCAAAGGCCACCGCCCGGAACGTCCTCAAGCGCACGCTCGCCAAGGCAGCCGAGCCGATCGTCGCCGAGGCGAAGCAAAAGGCGCCGGTTAATACCGGCCGCTTGCGAGATAGCATCATCGCCTCGACGCGCCTCAAGAACAAGGTCGGAAACGCCGAGTACAGCGCGGCCATGCGGGCGGGCCTTGGGCAGGAAGCGGCCCGGTCGGCATTGAGGCAGGCCAGGCGCGACGCCAAGGGCCTCGGATCATTCGCCGAGCTATTCGTCGGCCCGTCGACGGGCACGATCCCATACGCCCATATCGTTGAATTTGGGTCGGTCAAGACGTCGCCACAGCCCTACATGCGCCCCGCCTGGGACATGACGCGCACCAAGGCGCTCGACATCATCAAGGCGGAACTCGGGAACGAGATCATCAAGGCGGCCCGTCGTGTCGGCCGCAGCAAGAAGCAAACCGCCGAGGTCAAGTATCGTGCCTCGATCGCGGCAATGATTGCGGCAGGGTTCTAATGGAAGAGGCACTTGTCGCATACCTGCTGGCGGATGCCGGACTCGCCTCGCTGGTCGGTTCCCGCATCCATTGGGTGCGCTCGCCGCAAAGTTCCGCCAATCCTCGCGTGGTCCTTTATGCCATCGCCGGCCTGCGGGACATGAGCCTTAACAACGGGCCGACAGGGTTCATTACCAGCCGCGTCCAGTGCGATTGCATCGGGACCAGCTACGGCAGCGCAAAGACGGTCGCCCGGGCGCTTGAGGCCCGTCTCTCTGGATTTAGCGGGACACTGGGTCTCGTCCGTGTCGAGGGTGCATTCCTCGTCGGCGAGAGGGACGACTATTTCGACACGGACACGCCCGACAAGGTGTTCCGCACATCGCTCGATTTCAACGTCTGGACCAAGGGACTTTAAGCCATGACCAGCACTGCCGTCCTCGGCTATAACGTGGACTTTTCCATCTACAACGGCTCGGCCTATGTGCAGGTGGCGGAAGTCACCAACATCACATGGCCCGGCTACAAGCGCGATGCCATCGACGTGACCTATATGGATTCGGCGTCGTCTTTCCGCGAGTACATCGCTGGACTGATCGACGCGGGCGAGGTCTCGGTCGAAATGAACTGGGTGCCGTCTGCCACGGATCCGATCCTTGCCGCCATGACGGCCGGCGTCGGGCAGTTCAAGATCCAGTACAACGGCGGCGTGAACATCGTGTTTCGCGCCATCGTGACCGGCTGGTCGACGCAATCTCCCCTCGGCGAGAAACTGAGCGGCACCGCCACGTTCAAGTTGACGGGCGTCCCGACCTGGGCGGCCTCGTAATCGATGGCAAACCCGACAAGGGGCGAGGTGGCCTTTAAGGTCGCCGACGCCGAATATACCCTCCGGTACAGCACGAATGCGATCTGTGAGCTTGAGGATCATCTCGGCCGCGGTCTCAATTCTATCGTGGCCGACCTTGAGCGCGTCTCGACGGTTCGCGCACTGCTTTGGGCGGGTCTCCGGGCGAAGCACCCGGATATCACCCTCAAGGCTGCGGGCGAGATCATGGACAAGTGCGGCGTCCCGACGACGGTCAGCGCGGTGAGTGATGCTCTCAAGGCGGCCTTTCCGCCTCCGGGTGACAACCCAAACGCATAGAGCCGGAAGCGCGCATTGATTGGGATGGCCTGCACCTGACATGGGTGTCGGCCGGATTTGATCCCGAGCGCTTCTGGCAGAACACGATGAAAGAGGTCGACCGCGAGATGCGCGGCGCCGCAAAAGGGCGCGAGCGCAGGACGGATGAATTGATCTTCCTCGCCTGGCATACCGTGGCGTTCGACCGGACGAAGAAACTGCCGAACTTGCAGGACGTCCTGTCTAAGTCGGTTCCCGAGAAACGTCGCCAGACCGGCGAGGAAATGCTTGCCGCCATGAAGGGGATTTTCCTCGCATTCGGTGGCGATGCAGCGGAGTTAAAGGGCGCCAATGACCAGCACGGCTGAAATCGGCAATCTGCGGGTCCGACTTGGCATCGATAGCGCGGAATTTGCCAACGGCGTCCGCAGCGTTCAATCGAGCCTGTCCACTCTCAGCACGTCCCTGAAAACCTTCGCCACGGGTGCGGCGGCTATTACCCTGTTCAATCAGGCGGTGGATGCGCTGCACAAGGTTGCCGACCTTGGCGACGTGGCCGAGGCAATTGGACTGACGGCCGAACAGGTCCAAGTCTACTCGAAAATGGCCGAGGCGTCTGGCACCTCGTCCGAAAACATGATGCGCGGCCTTCAGTCGATCGCCGAGCAATCCACCGATACCAAGTCGAAACTGTCGCAGCTCTTCGACGCCAACGGTCTCACGATGGCCGGAAAGGACATGAACCAGGTCATTCTGAATTTCATGAACCTCCTGAAGGCGGCAAAGACACCGGCCGAGCAACTCGCCATTGCGACGGGTGTCCTCGGGGACAAGGTCGGCCGCCAGCTTGTCGAGTCGCTTCGCTCCGGTGCGTCCGGATGGAACGAAGCCTTCAACAGCATGAACAAGGACGGATGGTTTCTGTCCAATGAGCAGGTTAAGGCCGCTCAAGAGATCGAGACGAAATACAATCAGGTTCTTTCAAACCTGACGTCAGCTTGGCAAAAATTCGTTGTCCTAGTTGCAGAGGGTATCGATGCCGCCGTCAATCCCAACATGGGATCATCGGCCAACAAGTTTCGATACAACTACGGTCTTGGAGCGGCACCGCCTGCAAAGGCGCCTACATTCTCAGGGGCACCTGGCAAGGAAGACCTGCCGAATGATATAAATTCGGCCAACGGCTACAGTGTCATGAAGCCGACAGCCAATCCATTCAATGGCATTTCTCAGACAAAGCCGCCCATTGTTCCGGAGATTAAACCCGGTACGATCGATGACATTTATGGCGCCGGCGATGCTGTAAAGCAGTTGCAGGACGAGATTGTTACTACAATCCCGCCTACTAGCGAGCTGGAACAGGGCTTCCACGACATGGCGGAATCGCTCTCATCGTCGCTCGGTACAGCGATCACCGGACTGATCTCGGGAACCATGGATCTGAAGGACGCCTTCACGAGCATGGCGGAATCGATCGTCCAGCAACTTGAAAAGATTGCGGAAGAGATCATCGCGTCGGAAATCTTCAAACTTTTGGGTATGGTGTTTGGTGCTAATGTATCTCCGTCGCAGCAAACATTCCTAGGTTCTTTGTTTACGCCGCGCGCCATCGGCGGCCCGGTGACTGCAAATGGGACTTACTTGGTGGGCGAGAACGGGCCAGAACTATTTTCTCCATACTCTTCTGGGCGAATTATTCCGAACGACCAACTCGGTGGCGGTTCATCGCCGCAAATGAATGTGACGGTCATCAACAATTCGTCGGCGCATGTCTCGACCCGGAAGAATTCGAGCGGGAACCTTGAAGTGACTGTCGATGAAATATTGGCCGAGAAGGTGCTTCGCGGCGGCAGCAAGATCGACGCGGCGCTTTCGCGCGCTTACGGCCTGAGAAGGGCAGGGCGCTGACATGCCGATCAGTTCCACATTGAAAGCCATCTACGCCTCGGCCCCGACGACGCAACGCTACATCGACACGCTCGCGTTCACGCATTCCAAGTTCTCGGCGCCCTACTACATCACCAACGATAACCAAGCCTGGCAATTCTTGCTCGAGACGGGCCAGCTCGTCACCTTTCAGGCGATCCCGTTCAAGGTCGCCTTGCCGACGTCTGACGGGCAGGGCCAGCAGGACATGGACCTTGTGATCGCCAACGTGGGGCGCGACCTGATCGCCCCGATCGAACTGGCAATCACACGGCCACAAGAACCGATCAAATGCACCTATCGGGTGTATCTGGACACCCCCTCAACCATCCCTCAGAACACGCCGCTGGCGCTGTCGCTCACGGGCATTCAGATCACCCGTGACACGGTATCGGCGACGGCCACAAGGGCGGACGTCTTGAACAAGGCGTTCCCGGCGAATTTCTATACCGTGACTCAGTACCCCGGCCTCCGCAGATGACCTTGGACGATTTTGTCGGACTGCCTTACCGCGAGGGCGCACGCGGCCCGGACGCCTATGACTGTTATGGCATCGTGGCGGCGGTATTCCGGGCGCTACGCGGCGTCGAACTGCCGGATTGGTATCAACCCACCCCCGGCCAGCAAGGGGCCTCACGGGCCATTGCTGCGGCCCTACGGGGCGAGGTGGACGGTGGGCGTTCCGAGCGGGTCGAGACGCCGGCCGATTGGGATATTGCGGTTGTCGGCAGCAAGGTGCGGCCGCACCATGTCGGCGTCGTCTATGGCGGCGGCGTGCTGCACGCATGCCGGGAATACGGGTCGATATGGCAACCGTTCAACAGGTTCGCCATGTCTTATCCGAACGTGGAGTTTTACCGATGGCGGCCATAGTTCTGCTGAAGAACCCGCTGGCCCCTCACTCGCGGGAAATTCATGCCGTCGAGAACGGCACCCCGGTGATCGATTGGCTACAGGAGCATTACCCCACCGGGTTCGGCATGCCGATCAGGTACTATCTGAACGGCGAAGAGAAAGACCTGGACGACCTCGACCACCCGGTCGGTGCCGACGAGGTGGCGGTGATCGCCCTCATGCCGGCCATTCCCGCAGCAGTGCTGACGAGCATCGCGATCAACCTCGCCATTGCCGCGGTGCTTGCCGCCGCGTCGCTGGCGATCAACTATTTCTTCCTGCAACCCAAAGACAGGTCAGGAAAGAAGGGCGACCAAACATCAATCTACAGCGTCTCGTCGGACCAGAATGCCGCGAAGCTGGGGGAGCCGGTGCCGGTCGTCTACGGTTTGGTGAAGACCACACCCGACTACATTGCGCAGCCATATGCCTACTATTCGTGGACCCAGACCAACTACGACGAGGCATATTCCGGCATCCAATATCTGCACCTACTCATGTGCGTGGGGCAGGGCAACATCGACGTTTCAACGATCTATGTCGGCGACACTGAGGCCAGCACGCTCGGATCGGACGTCGTGTGGCGCACGTTCAAGCCCAATGAACACGCCAGCACGCCGGGGATTGTCGAGAGAGAGATCGGCATCAAGGAAAACGTCGTCACGTCGCCCGAAGTCGGCAACCAGGAATTCATCGAGGCCGGCGACGATGCCGGCTATTTCATGTGCTGCAAGCCGGGAATGAAGGGGTCGCAGTTTCAGATCGACATCGTATTCCCCGGCGGCGCCTATGACATTGACACCGGAAGCAACGCGGGCGACACGGTCGGCAGGACGACGCAATTCGTCGTCTACTGGATCGAGGTGGACGACAACGGAAACTTCATCGGCGGGCAGAATACACAGACGATCGTTTGCAGCACCAAGGGTCAAACCGCCGTCACGAATGCAACGCTCAACAGCGTTTATACGGCGACGGACGGCCCGCGCAATCGGACGATCATCAGTTCGCCAATTCGTCGTTCCTATCTGTTCAACACATCGCGCGTCGCCCGGTGGGCTGTTCGCATCGTCCGTGAAAGTGCCGCACCGAACGCCAAGAATGGCGCAGATCGGTTCATCTGGGCTGGTCTGAAATTCACAGCGACGATGCCGACAACGGTCTATGGCAACGTCACGCTCCTGGCTGTCAAGATCAAGGCCACGAAAGGCATCGGCGCCGACGCGGCGGTGCGGATCACATGCAATGCCCAGCGCCGTCTACAGCCTGCCTATGGTGGCGCCGAGGGAACGACGCGGCATGGCGTTGATGCCTTTGCGGACGTCTACACAAACACTGTCTATGGCGCTGCTCGGGCACGTTCCGAACTGGACCTTGCGACGCTAACGAATTTCCGAACCAAGTGGAACGGTTACACCTTCGACTATGTGTTCCGCGAGCGTATCACGGTATGGGAAGCCCTTCGCACGATCACGCTGCCGTTTGGGGCAGAACCGTTGCCGCTCGGTTCCACGATGTCGATCGTCGCCGATGCCTACAAGACGCGCACGGCCATATTCACGGATGCAAACATCGTCGCCGGGTCCATGACGGTCAGCTACTCGTTCGACAATGAAACCGACCCGTACTACGTCGAGATAGAATACACCGACCCCGTCGATTTCAAGCCGGTATATGTCCAGTATCCGGCCTCAGACAACGTCATCCCGCAGCGGTACACATTGCCGGGCGTCACCAATGCCACCCACGCCGGGCAATATGCCAGGTATGCCTGGAACAAAAACCAGTACCAGCGCAAGCGGGTGACGTTCGACACGGAGTTGGAAGGGCTGCTGTTGCTTCCCGGCGACCGGATCGGGATCAATCACGGTGGCGTGAAATGGGGCGACGGCGGGCAGATCATCGGCGTCTCGGGCACAGGATCGCGCACCCTCACGGTTGACCATGATCTCGATTGGACGGGCGGCACCAAGAAAATCATCCTGCGCGCCACGGACGGCAGCATTTCCGGCGAACTGTCCTGTAGCCGCGGACTGAAGGATAACATCGTCGTTCTCGCGTCCGACCCGCCGTTCACAATCCATGTCGATGACGAATACGATTACACGACGTTTGCCTTCGGCGCCTCGTCCGACGTGGTCAAGGATTTCATCGTCACGGCGCTCCGTCCTTCCGGTGAGAACACGGTGACGGTCGAGGCGGTCAGCTATTCCACCGCCACCTATTCCGGCGCCATGAGCTATATGACGTCATGACCACGATCTATCCGACAACCTACGCCGCGCCGCTCATCGCGGGCCTCACCATGCAAGTGGCATCGGGCGTGGTACGGTCGGACGTTCCCGGCGCGCAAGTGCAACGCCGCGTGTTCAAGACCATGCCGCACACCTACATGCTATCGTTCGCCATGAGCCTTGCAGATTGGGCAGATTGGCAGGCTTGGGTCGCACAATATGCCTATGGCTGGTTTTCAATCTATCTCCCCGGCATGTATGCCGGTCTGTCCGGAAACACGACAGCGCCGACATTGATCCGGTTCATCAGCCCGGTGACGTCCGTCAACCTCGCTCAGGACAAGGTGCAACTCAGCGTCATGGCCGAGATCGCCCCGTCGATGATCTCCAAATTTCATGAGAACACGTAAATGGCAGGATACCCGAGCACCCTGCCGACGCCGCAGATCGACGGCTATGCGACCCAGATCGATTATGGCTATTCCGCCATCGCCTTCGAGAACGGAAACAAACGCCAGCGGAAACGGTATAAAAAGGAACTCTATTATTTCCAGTTCTCGCTGATCCTGACCTCGACGCAGTTGTGGACGTGGCAGTCATGGGCCAACGACTTCGGCTATGATTGGCATTGGATGCAGATGCAGTCCAACTATGTGGGGGCTGGCGGGGCGACCGTCTCGCGGCACTATATCAGGTATACCGGTGACATCTCGATCGAGGCGATCGATGGCATCTATTACAGGGTAACAGTCCAGGCCGAGATGGACATCAATACGCTGCCGCAGGGCGTGGCGGTGAACACCGGCAACTGGATCCGCGCAGGAACGCCCGCCAGCCCGTCGAACAGTAACACCTACATCGCCGGAACACCGGCCAGCCCGTCCAACAGTAACACCGTCATTTCCGGTACGCCGAGCTATCCGGCCGCCTAACAGGAATTCCACATGGCTGACACTTATGCCCGCATCAGAAGCCTGATCGGAACGACTGCCGATTGGGCTGCGAACAACCTCGTTTTGGGCTCCGGAGAGATCGGCATCGAGCGTGTGTCCTCGTCTGACATCCGCATCAAGGTCGGCGACGGCAGCAGCACTTGGTCGGCGCTTCCTTATGCCAGCGCGTCCAGCACCGGCATCAATACGGCCACACAGACGGCGCTCGACGCAAAGGTCGCGAAGTCGGGCGACACCATGACCGGCCTGTTGATCCTTTCCGGCGATGCCGTGGCGGATCTCGGGGCGGCCACAAAACAGCAGGTCGACGCGGTGGCCGACGACCTCACGACCGCGATCGCCGGGGTGCTGTCGCTCTCTGGTGGCACGCTGACGGGCGATCTCACCCTCAATGCCGACCCGACCTCGGCGCTGCATGCGGCATCGAAACAATACGTTGACGGCCTGGTGTCGCCCAAGCTCGCCAAGGCGGGCGACACGATGTCGGGGTTCCTGACGCTGCACGCGGATCCGTCGTCCGCGATGCACGCCGCCACGAAGCAATACGTGGACAGCGGCGGCTATCAGACGTCGGTCGGCGGTTCCTCGACCTACGCCGGAAAGGTGGTGAAGCTCAACTCGGGCGGCCTGATCGACACCTCGATGATCCCCGTGGGCGCGGCCTATCTTGGCACGGTCAACCTGACCGTCGCCTATGCACTGTCTGGCAGCTACACGCCCGGCGATTATTACGCCGTGTCGGCCAGCGGCAGCGTCGACTCCTCGTGGAACACCCACATCAACGGCTCGCCTTCGACCTGCGGCGCCGGCCAGTACATCATCTATAACGCGAACACGAAGTGGGATCTGGTGGGCGATACGACCTCGTCCAGCGCGATCTCGGGCAAGCTCGACAAGTCGGGCGGCACGATGACCGGCGCCCTTATCCTCGACGCGGATCCCTCGACGGCGCTCGGTGCCGCAACCAAGCAGTATGCGGACCTCATGGTTCCGTTGGCTGGCGGGACGATGACCGGCTACCTCACCCTGAGTGCCGATCCCAATGCGGCAATGAAGGCCGCCACGAAACAATACGTGGACGCCGGTGACGCTGCGAAGCTCACGGCCGCCTCGAACCTTTCAGACGTCGCGAACGCGGGCACGGCGCGAACGAACCTCGGCGCCACGACGGTCGGCGCGAGCGTATTCACGGCGGCGAATGCCGCGGCGGCGCGCACGGCGATCGGCGCCGGGACGGCCTCGACGCTCGATGAAATGACGGCGGCGCAGTACCTGGCGAACACTGCCGGCAAGGTGGCCACGACCGACAAGCTCTGGGAAGCCGCCGAGAAGGTCACGCTCACCTACACGGCCGGCGGAACGACTGCCGTCGATATGTCGACCGGCATCAATTTCGCGTTGAACCCCAGCTCTGGCAACTCGACGCTGGGCAACCCGACGAACGTCAAGGAAGCGCAGAGCGGGTTCATCATGATCACCCAGGATTCGACGCCGCGGACGCTGGCGTTCGGCTCGGCCTGGGTGTTCGACGGCGGGGTGGACCCGACGCTGACGGCATCGGCCGGCGCGATCGACGTGCTGTATTACACCGTGATCGATGCGGCCACGCCCCTCATTCACGGCACCCTCCGCAAGGGCCTGGCATGATCCCCGGCAACGTGAATAACTCGGCCTCGAGCGGCGCGGCCGGGAGCGGCGTTCAGAAGACCGTGTTCATCAAGACGAGCGGCAGTTTTACCATACCTTCCGACTTCGCCTCGCTGGTCTCGATCGAAGCGATCGGCGCTGGTGGTAACGGCGCGGCGTCGACTTATGTAGTCTTTATCGGTGGAAGCAATGGCGCGGGCGGCGGCGGCGGCGCCTATGCGAAGAACGACACGCTAACGGGCCTCACGGCAGGCGGGACGCTTTACTGCAACGTTCCCACCACTGGCGGCAGTGCCGCAGCCTGGGCGAACAAGACAGCGAACACCGAACCGACATCGACGGCAGACGGTGTCGCGGCGAGATCTGCAAGCGGTTCAAGTCGCGGCACTGCGGCAAGTTCAGTCGGAACGCTCACGAGGGATGGCGGCGCCGGAAACTCAACATACGGCGGCGGCGGCGGTGCGGCTGGTCCAAACGGCAGCGGCGGCACGGGTAACAGCCTCGGCGACGGCGGAACAGCTAACGGAGGTCTTTCCGGAGGCGGTGCAAGGGGCACCTATCCGGGCGGCGCTGGTAGCAATGGTAGCTATTGGGTCCAGTCGTCTGATGGCACATCCGCAGGCCCCGGCGGTGGTGGCGCGGCCGGCATGCCTGGCGGTGCCGGCGGCAACTATGGCGGCGGTGGCGGCGGCGGCCGCTACTCGGGCAGCACCACGGCCTCGGGCGGCGCAGGCAAGCCGGGCATCATCGTGTTCACATATCTGACGACCTGACGGGAACCAGCGAAATGTCCAGCGTCTATGAAACGCCGACGAAGAACTTCTATGTTCACATCGGCGCACCCGATCCCATCATCCTTCGATACCGTGCCGGCGGTTCGGGCGGGACGCTCCTGTCTCTCGACTCGAGCCTCCAGTTTTCATTCATGGGCCAGAATGGGCTGGTGAACCTCGGGGTAGGGACGGGCATCACCCTCTCCGACGACGAGGGGGTAACGAATGCCCGCGCCACCGTCCAGCTGACGATTGCCCAAAGCCGCGCGATCCCGGTGGGGGCGCTCACCAACTATGAACTGCAACGCATTGCCGGCGGGCGAGAAGAGGTGATCCTCATGGGCACCCTCATCGGCTTCGGTGGGGGAAATGCCGATGCCTAACACGGTCGAGGTAATTGTCGAGAACACCGAGAACGTCGAGGTGATCGGCGACACGATCGACCTCATCGAGGTGATCGTTGAAGGACCGGCGGGCGCTGCAGGCGTAGCGGGTCCGACCGGGCCATCCGGCGCGCCGGGCGCTGGCGTGTCCTGGCAAGGCCCGTGGAGCTCGGTAACGGCCTATGTTGCAAACGACGGCGTCGAATATGGCGGCTCGTCCTGGATTGCGAACGCCTCCAACACAAACAGCGTCCCAGGCGTGGGCGTGGAGTGGGATCTCTGGGTTGCGAAGGGCCCGACCGGCGCCACGGGGCCAGCAGGAGCCACCGGGCCGACCGGCGTCGGAGCCACGGGCGCCACCGGCGCGACGGGCCCTGCGGGCGCGACGGGGGCGACAGGCCCTGCTGGCGTGGGATCCACTGGCGCGACCGGTCCAACTGGCCCGAGCGGCCCGGCAGGCGCCTCGGGGCCTGCGGGCTCGAATGGCGGCGTCGGCGCGACGGGTGCCACCGGTCCTGCAGGCGCGACCGGACCCACGGGTGCTACCGGGGCGCCGGGTTCTACAGGCCCGTCTGGTGCACCGGGATCGGGCGTCGCCTGGCAAGGCCCGTGGAGCTCGGTAACGGCCTATGTTGCAAACGACGGTGTCGAGTATGGCGGCTCGTCGTGGATCGCCAATGCCTCAAGCACCAACAGCACGCCCGGCGTTGGCGCACAGTGGGATCTCTGGGTTGCCAAAGGCCCGACCGGCGCAACCGGCGTCACGGGGGCCACCGGTCCCACGGGCGTCACCGGCTCAACGGGTGCCACGGGTCCGACCGGTGTCACAGGCGCGACAGGCCCGACAGGCGTCACCGGGGCCACGGGTGCCACCGGGCCGACAGGTATCACAGGGTCGGCCGGCCTCGTCTGGAAGGGCGCCTATAATGCCGGCACGACCTACGCGATCGGCGACGCCGTCTCCTCCAACGGCTCGTCCTATGTCGCCACGGCGTCTACGACGGGCAACGCCCCTCCGAACGTGACCTATTGGGCGGTCCTCTCCTCGGTGGGCGCGACCGGTGCGACCGGCGTCACTGGCGCGACCGGCCCCACAGGCGTCACGGGCAACACCGGGGCCACCGGCCCGACCGGCGTTACCGGCGCCACCGGGCCCACGGGCATCGGCTATGCGGGCCTCACAAGCTCGTCGGCGGTGGCGATCGCAACGGGCTCGAAAGGCTTCACCACAAACCTCGCCGCAACCGCCACGGCCTTTGCGGTCGGCCAGCGTGTGCGCCTTGCCTCCGCGGCTACGCCCGCGAATTTCATGGAAGGCGCCATCACCGCGTTCACCAGCACATCCCTCACCGTGAACGTCGACTATACGGGTGGCGCGGGCACGCCCTCAGATTGGACGATCTCGGCGATCGGCGCGGTGGGCGCAACGGGCAGCACCGGAGCGACGGGCCCTACCGGGGTCACGGGAGCAACCGGGCCGACCGGTGTTACTGGCGCCACGGGTCCGACCGGGCCCACAGGCGTCACCGGCAACACCGGGGCAACGGGTCCGACAGGCGTGACAGGTGCGACCGGCGTCACCGGCCCGACCGGCCCGACCGGGCCTTCGACCTTCACGGCCGCCACCTCTACCGTCGCCGCGAAGATGGATTTCGCGGAGGCAACAAACAACGGAGCGAACAAGGTCACGCTCTCGGCGCCGACTGCCCTCGCTGCCGACGCCGCGGTCAACCTCCCTGGCGTCTCGGGCGACGTCCTCTCGACGTCCGAGTCCAAGACTCTGACAAAGGGATTCGCGGTCACGCCCTACAGCATCGGGTCGATCTCCTCCGCAGGCTCCGCAACGCCGGATCCTGCGAACGGAAACTATCAGTACCTGACGAACGCCTCGACCGGCTCGGGCATGACGATCAATGCCCCGTCCTCCGATTGCGCGATTGACATCCTTGTCATTAATGGCGCATCGGCGGGTGCGATCACCATGTCCGGATTCAAGACACCAGGCACGGGCGCCTCTGGCGCGACATACGCGACCACGGCCTCAACGTGGTGGGTGCTTTCCATCCGCCGCCTCAATGGCGTGTCGACCTACGTGTGGAACGGTCCCTGGACATGATCATCCTCCCCGACCGCAATATCCCGAGGGCGCGTTTCCTCCTCCCGGTCTATCGCCGGGAATGGATGCCGTCCTCGCAGGCGATGTTCAAGGACCAGTTCGGCAACCCCGGCGTCCAGACGCGCTTCCGCGTGCGCGCCAGGCTGGACGACGGTCATGTGGTGTGGCGCGGCTTCTTTGACGACCGCGACGACTTCGACGCCTTCCTCTGGGCGATCGCGACAGGCTCGCTCCGCTACGAGCGCGAGCTATGGCGTCTGCCGACGCCGCATTGGCACCCAGACCTCGGCGAACACCTCACCTTCGACTTCGCCACCATCACATTCCTCACCACCACCGGGTCGAACCAGACCTACACATCGCCATCGGATTGGAACAATTCAAATAACACCGTCGAGTGCATCGGTAGCGGCGCATCCGGCGGTGCCATCCGCGCCTCGGGCGGCGCTGCTGCTGGCGGCGGCACGGGCGGCAACTATTCTCTCATCAACGATTTCAGCTTCGCCACACCCGGCACCACCACCGCCACCTACAATGTTGGCGCAGGCGCTTCCGCCATTACCGACACGGGCGGCGGCACGAACGGGGCCGCAGGCAACCCGACGTGGTTCAACAATGCCACGAACCCCGGCAACGGGAGCAACAACACCAAGTGCAGCGCGGTCGGCGGTGTGGCCGGAAAGATGTCGAACGGCGGCAATACCACCTCCACCAACGCCACGGCCACGACAGCCGCTTGGGGCCAGACGAAACACAAAGCCGGAAACGTCGGCACCGCAGCAGGCACTTCGGGTGCCGGTGCTTCCGGTGGCAGCGGTGCTGGCGGCCCGAACGGCGATGGCGCGACGTCCGCGAATGCCGGAACCAACGTGGCTGGCTCTGGCTCTCAAGGCGGCAACGGCTCGGGCGGCGCAGGCGGTGGCGCAGGAACAAACGGCAGCGGCGGCACCGAGTTCGATGCTTCGCACGGCTCGGGCGGTGGCGGCGGCGGCAACAGGTCGATCACGTCCGGAACATTCACGGCCGGCAGCGGCGGAAACTACGGCGCGGGCGGTGGTGGCGCAGCCATTGCAGCGTCGTCGTCGACTGCGGTCTCTGGCGCGGGCGCACAGGGCATCATTGTCGTGACCTATACCCCAAACAGCATTCTCGGCAGTCCGAACCTCGCAATGATAGGCATGTGAAATGGAAATCGTCGGATATAGGCTCATCAACGTGGAAACGTCGGAGGAGTTGCGCTCCTGGGGCGGAACATGGGGCGAGTGTCCAGCGATTCCGAACCCGGTCTATCTGCCGAACGGTAATGTCGTTTTCGCTCCGGAAGTGAACGTCAGCTATTCCGGGTTCATGCTGGTGCCGATGGAAATGGAGGAACCGGCCTGATGCGGTTCCACGTCGCGGCCCTCCCGCATACGAACACCACCAATGAGTTCCTCGCCTGTGCCTACACCGCGAAGGTCATCAACTTCTGCCGCATGATGATGGCGCGCGGCCACACGGTCTATCTCTACGGGGGAGAGAGCAACGACGCTCCTTGCACGGAGTTCATCAGCTGCGTCACGGAATCGCAGCGCGCGGCCCATGTCGGCGCGGCGCATTTCACCGCGGCGAGCTTTGACTACTCGCTGCCCTTCTGGCGGGCTGCAAACTGGCATATGGCGCACCAGATCAGGGTCCGGGCGCAGCCGCAGGATTTCGTCTGCGTCATCGGCGGGCTGGCACAGAAGGCGATCGCCGACGAGCTTCCGGACCTGATGACGGTCGAGTTCGGCGTCGGCTATGGCGGCACGTTCTCGAAATATCGGGTGTTTGAATCCTATGCCTGGATGCACACCGTGTATGGCGCACAGACCGTCGGCGACCCGCACCGTGCTGATGGCAACTGGTGGGACACGGTCATCCCCGGATACCTCGACCCGGCGTTGTTCCCGTCGAGCGAGGAGCGGGACGACTATTTCCTGTTCGTCGGCCGCCTGATTGATCGCAAGGGCTACGGCATTGCCGCCGAGGTCGCGCAGGCGCTCGATACGCGGCTCGTCGTGGCGGGGCAGGGGACGCCGCCGGCAGGCTGCGACTATCGCGGGGTGGTCGGGCCCGAGGAACGTGGGCGCCTCATGTCGCGCGCCCGGGCGGTGTTCGTCCCGACGCTCTACCTTGAGCCGTTCGGCAACGTCCACGCCGAGGCGATGGCATGCGGGACGCCGGTCATCACGACGGATTGGGGCGTGTTCACCGAGACGGTCGAGGACGGCGTCAATGGGTTCCGGTGTCGGACATTCGGCGAGTTCCTGAACGCCGCAAAGTCGGTCGACGGCCTCGACCGGGATGTGATCCGTCGTCGGGCGATCGCCCGTTTCGGGCTCGAGCCCGTCAGTCGGCAATACGAGGCATATTTCGAGCGCCTGCTCACCCTATGGGATCGCGGCTGGTATGCCGCCTAGTGCAAACGTGAATTAAGGGATAGCGATCATGGCCACTACGATGAGCGAGCGCTTCATCAATAATTTCCTGACGATTATGATCGCCCGGGTCGCAATGATCGCAACACCGTTCCTCATCGCCATGCTCGGCTACGGACTCTCGCAGATGTGGGAGAGTTTCAATGCTCGCCTCACAGCCGTGGAAGAGGCCGAGATCAAGCATAGCTCGCAGCTGCAGGATCACGAATCCCGCCTGAAGTTCAGCGCCGAGAAGTCCACCCAGTTCGCCGAGCAGATCGAGCGGAGGTTCAACGACCTCTCCGGGTCACTCAAGGACTTGGGGCAACAGATCATCACCATCAACGGCAGCATCATCCGCCTGCAGACGACGATTGAGAATCGGCTCCCGCCCCGGACGGCGAAGATAGAACCCGCGCCCGAGCCCGAGGCGCCGGGATCCGCGCAGCAATAGGCAAACCCCAAAGGGACAACCATGAGCAAGGAATTCTTCGACAGCGTGAAATCGCTGTTCGGCGGAGTTATGCGTCAGTCGCAGGTCGATGGCATCAACCGCGTCCTCGCGGCGACGGAAGGGCTTCCGCTTCGGCATCGCGCCTACATCCTCGCGACCGTTCACCACGAGACGGGGCCCGCCAGTTCGCCCCAGCACTGGACTCCGCGCCGCGAGATCTGGGGGCCGACCGACGCCCAGAAACGCTACGAGGGCAGGGCGGACCTCGGCAACACCCAGCCTGGCGACGGCAAGCGGTTCATGGGGCGCGGCCTGGTCCAGATCACGGGCCGCTCGAACTATGCCAAGGCGACTCGCGTCACCGGCCACGACCTGGTCATGCAGCCAGACCTGGCGCTCGACCCGGAGATCGCGGCCACGATCCTCGTCTCGGGCATGCGCGACGGCTGGTTCACCGGCAAGAAGCTCGGCGACTTCGACTCCTACCTGAACATGCGCCGCATCGTGAACGGTCAGGACAAGGCAGCACAGATCGCAGGCTACGCGGAGGCATTCGAGAAGGCGCTGCGCGCGATGCCAGCGCAGCCCGTGGCGCCCGTCTCGCCACCGGCCGCACCAATCCCCGCCCCGGTCCCGGATGCCCCGCCAGCGGCCACGCCAAGCCCGCCGGGCGCGTCCCTCGCCGGGTGGATCATGGGCGCGGCGGCCGCACTCGTCGCCGTCCTCGCCGCTTGGCTTGTGAAAGGCTAGGGCGGTTCCCTTTTCCAACGACAACCCCAACGAAAGGATCGTTCCATGACGACCGTTATCCTGACCGTGATCGTATGCGCCGCGGCTGTTGCCGGGCTGGTCTATTGGCGCCGCCAGCGCCGGAAGGCGGCGGCCGTCGCCACCACCACGACGCCTCCCGCCAAGTGAGCGAGCGAATGCGTCTCGTTCCCGACTATCGCGAAGCCTGGCGCTGGTTCAGCGTCCAGGCGTTCGCCATACTGGCGGCCCTGCCTTTGGTCTGGCTGAATCTCCCGCCCGACATCAAGGCATTCATCCCGGCGAAGTACGGCGTGTACATCGCCGCGGCGATCGCCCTGGGCGGGCTCGTCGGCCGCCTCGTCGACCAGAAGAAACCGCCGGCCGCCTGATGCTCGGAACCCTGCTGAAATGGATCACGGGCGGGTTCGTCGACAAGCTCGTCAGCCTCGGCCAATCGTATTTTCAGCAGAAGATCAGCGAGGCCGAGTTTCGGGCTGAGGTCGAGAAGGCCAGCCAGGACGCCGCCCGTCAGATCGAGCAGGCATGGGCCGACGCCTCTGCGAAGATCGCCGCCAGCACGGCCGACATGGTGAAAGCCTCACCGATCCTGCAACGGGCGTGGGCGTCGGTCCTATTCCTACAAGTTGCGGTGCTGGTATTTTATCAGCTCATCGCGCCGGCATTCACGGTCATCACCGGCACCGTCTGGCCGGATCCCGGGGTCAGCCTAGAATGGGCCTACCTGCTCGTCGGCGCCATGATCGGCGCGGGCCCGTTCGTTTTCAAGCGCGGGGCTTGAGATTCAAGGGCTGCATTGAAACTGTTCATAGCCAGGATAGCCATTTCAGCAATTTTGCTGATTTCCTCGTTTGTCATCTCGTGCGCCCTTACATCCGGTTCAACGCATTGGCGGATCGTCATCTCAATCGTGGTCTTGACAGTATCAAGCAAGGCGCGGTCAGCCTTCATTGGCGTTCTCCGAGGGCGGCGGGGGAAGAGGCATCCAGTGTGTAGCGGTGTATCCATTTTCCCAACCGTCTTGATCGTAATCGACGCGGGTCCAAATTTGGAACATTTCGGTATCTGGGTCGAACCGGACACGCGGCTCCCACCATCCGGTTCCATTGTGAACTACCCAAGCCTGAAATTCCGTCCCATCCTTCGGAGCCGTCTCGATGGGTTGCCATTCAGCGGTCATTGTCAGTCTCCTGCGGTGGGATGGGGAGGATGAGGGCTGGGGTGTAATGCTTCCAGCCCTTCTGCAAACCGTTAGCGTATACCCCCGGCCACGCATTGATGGCGGCGGCGATGGCGCTCTCCATTGCAGACAGCACGTTGTTCCCGCCGCCACCAGCCCATGCGGCATACGCGGCACGGACAACGTCATACGGCACTTGCTCAGGCTTCAGCATCGGGGTTCTCCGTGAGGGGGAGGATGATCTGTTTGCGAACAATGATGCCGCCAATCTCACTGCATCTGACTTGCCGGTTCGGCCACGCGCGCAGGGCAGCGAGGATGGCGGCGCTGGCCTGCTCTCTCCACCCGTCTCGGAACGGCATGAACCGCTCCGTTTCCCAAGGCGGCAATGCGCCCGTGGTATCCTTGTCGCGCCAATATTCGTAGCAGGCCCTTGCAGCCGCCTCCACCGCCTCGGGCGGGATCGTGATGTCAGCGGTCATTGGGGTTCTCCTTGGGCGGCGGCGGCGGAAGGGGCATCCAGTGAGTAGGGGCCACTCGGGATTTGTAAGACCCACTCCAGTGAACGCACCACACATTCTGGGCGTATCTATCCTCTGTCAGCCGCCGCGAGTAATGGGCGGTTCTCACCATGCCGCCCTCCCATGGCATATAGACAATGATTGGCGTGCCGTCTTTCGGAGCCGTCTCGATGGGTCGCCATTCAGCGGTCATGGGGCGTCCTCCTATTCCAGATTTTCACAATCGCCCGCCATAGCGGGGCACCTGAAAATCCATCGTAGAACCCGCGCCTAAAGGCTTTCCAATTTATGCGACGGGCCATCATCGCTCCTCCACCTTCGGCGGCGGGGGAAGTGGGAGCCAGTGGGTGGGTAGGTTTTCACTGACATGGACGTAGGAATAATAGTCCCAATTGTCTATGCATTCATACCAACCTTCCGGTAGGCAGTAGCGGTCATTGGCCTCGTCGTACTCGCACCAGTCTTCGCTATTGTCGTTCTGCTCAACCGTTAGCTTGGCGGCATAGAAAGCGATTATCCGCCGCCATTTCTGAAAACTGTTGCGATACGCTAGAAGCACCCGCGTTCCATCCTTCGGAGCCGTCTCGATGGGTTGCCATTCAGCGGTCATTGGCGTTCTCCGTAAGCGCCGCCCCGTGTTGAAGCCCGGTCAGATAAACGGCAAGGATCGCATCCTGAAACGACACGCCGACGTTGGTGCAATCTGCAAACACCGACAGAGCGATGCGGACGCCAGCCTCATAGTGTTCCCGGTCCATGTTCAGGCGGTCCATCTTGCGCGGCGTGATGCGCTTGCCGTCGAGGCTGTGATGGATGGGGTGAATTGTGGCGTCAGTCACGTTTAAGCGCCTCCATTTTTCGTGGCGGTACGTCGCACTCGTTAAGTCTGTTCAAAACTGCCGCCTCGCGATTGGTTATCAAGCATCTACGGCACATCTGCTCACCATGCCCAAGAGTGGACTTCACCCAATCGTGCAACCACTTATCCATTTACTGGCTCCCATTTTTTACAGGCTCGATCTTTTGCGCGAACATCCGTTCCGCTGCCTCCTGTCCAATGAGCGCGCATAAGCCCGCACTTCAGGTAGGTTTTCGCCAGCCTGTTCCGATAGAGATGCGCGCAGCTTCCGCAGGTTTCACCGGTCGGACCTGTCCCCGGCACCCACGCATGGCCTCGCTTCACCGGCGTAGACCTCTTCCGCGGCTGGCTGAACTCTGAGCCGAATAGGTCAGCCACGGCCACCGCCGTTCTGACGCGCTGCGACTGACGGCGGTGCGATGAGGCCATAGCGGGAACACCCGTCAGAACGGTCGCCAATGATTTCAATGATTTGAGTTAGTGCCGGCTTCTGTTGCACTTCAGCGGTTTCCCTTGTGTTTTCAATGCTTCCGTTCTGACACGTTCTGACGCCGTTCTGACGGGGTCATTTCGGCTTGCGGCCGGCGGTCCTGATGTCGGCCACCGCTTTTCGGGAATATTTAGGCGCTCGCGGATTTCTGAGTCGGACAGGAACATCACTCCACCTCCGCAATGTGGGCGGCAATCCTGCGGCCGATCCAAGCCATGCAGGGAACAGCCATAGAGTTTCCGAGTGCCTTGTAGCGAGGGCCATCCGGGCAATACTCGGCAGGCTTTTTCTTCCACGGGATGAGCGTGTAGTTGTCGGGGAAGCCCTGGAGGCGCTCGCACTCGACGGGCGTCAGGCGGCGCACGGCCATGTGCGGCGTTACCACCGCATTGCTTTCGGGTCGCGTGTCGAGGGTCGGCGATTGTTCCTCGGCGTAGCCGATGCCGTGCGCCTTGGAACCCATCGTGTACTTGAACGCTGCCGCCAGCACATGCGGCTTGTCACCGCCGCCGCTCGACGCGCGCAGGGCGTTCTGAATGTCGCCACCTAGCTCGGCTGTGCCGCCGCCTTCACGGCCGCGAAGGGAGACGGCCACCGCCATCTGCGACCCGCCGTTCGCATCATAGGCGCCGAGAGAGCGCAGCGTGGGCGACAGGTCGGTCGTGGCATCGTTGCCGCTGTCCTTGTAGGAGAACGCAATGGTGGGAGCCTGCCCTTGACCACCGCTTCCGACCCGTAGCGTAGGCGAGATATCGATGTTGTTGCCGCTATCGAAACTTTGGTTCGACTGGAACGCCACCGGCACCAGCGGCGTGCCGCGTCCCGTGCCGTCCTCCGAGGCGTCGAAGCCTTCACCCTTTAGCGTGTGCGCTACAAGCGCATCGCATTCCACTCGGTCGTTTCCGGTCCTGCTGAACGGCGGGCCGCCTGTGACTGTAGGCGCCACATCGAAGACGCACCCGATTGTAGGGATCAGCGTCTCGGTTTCGGCGTCGCATCTGCCCATCCCTCCCGCGTTGAGGCACATCGAAGTTGTGGGGACAAACAGTCCTGCCCCCCCCCCGGATGTGCTGGTCTTCAAGACCCTGCTTCTCGCCAAAGTGGGCATTCAGCGTCGGCGCTATGTCAGCCGGCCAATCGCGGATCACTCCACCGTCGCAATCGAAATCTGTCCCAAGGCCGCCGCCCGCAGTGCTGCGTGAAGGGATGGTGGGAGCGACTTGCCCCGCTTCGCGGCGCGGCGGAGAATCCCCGCGCA